CTTTTGTCTTTTCTATTCGTTTATTATATTCATATTCCGAAAGTGCTATACGTTTAGCCAAACCCTCTGCCATTGCGTCTATCCGTAATCGCTCAAGATCTTCTCCGGACGTTCCTTTTGTTTCAGTTTCTCCTCCTTGCAACTTTTTTAACCGTTCTATTTCTGCCGTTAGTTTTTTAATCAATAAATCGGCTTCGGTAGTTGCATTATTGTTGGTATTTGTTGCCTTTGTAACTCCGCCCAATGTTTCTATATAAGCATTATAAAATTTTGTTATTTCTTCCATTGCAGCGGCTTCTTCTTTGCGGGCGGTTATTATATCATTTACATTCGAATGAAATCGCGTAGAACCCTCTACTGAGAGTAATATATTTGTAACAGTAGTTTTGTCATAAATTTTTGAATATTTAGCAGCAAGCTTTTTTATAACATCAAATTGATTTTCTGCTTCTTTTGAAAATTGTTGTATATCAGCAGTAACTGCGCCTGCTATTTCGGAATTTGTTCTATCGGTTAATCGTTCTTTTATATTTTGAATTGCTGTTTTTTGTTTTTCAAGCGAAGCATTCACAGCATTAGTAATGTCCGCATCTTTTGCTTTTAAAGCTATACTATTAACTAAGGCTGCATTGGCAAGGTTTTGTGCAGATTCTATTTCTTGCAGTGTCGATTTTTCGGTCAATAAATTAGGCAAGTACTCACCATAAGCAATATTTATTTGTGTTATTGCTGTGTTCCGTTCAGTAGTTCCTATGCCGGCATTCTTTAACCGCGTAAAAACATTGCTTAATTTATCTTGTTCTACGGTTAAATTGGTATTCAACTCTCCCACATTTACCGAAGCCTCTTTAACATTACTGCTAAATAAACTGTACGCAGTTAATGCAGTTGTTATAATAGTTAGTACTACTCCAATAGGATTAGTTTTTAGTGCTGTGGTAAAAGCTTTTGTTGCGGTTGTTACAGCATTAGTTGCTGTAGCTTGTAAACGTTTCACAGTTATATCTTTCAACGACAAACTTATACCTTGCGTTTGCGCGTCATTTGCAAGCATTGCCGATATTTTAAACCCGACATAAGCTACACCAAGCGCAATTACTCCTTTACTTAATTGCAATATTGTATTTGCATTTTTTCTTATAAAGCCGAAAAAGCTTGTTAATAAGTCAAGAGTTCCGGTGTAAACGGTATTTATTGCACTACCTTCTTTGCTTATATCTTTGCTTAATTCAGCGATTTCCTTAGCTAACTCGCGGTTACTTTGTGTTATAGCGGTAGTTTTCACCTCAATATCATCAAGGTTTGTACTTACATCTTTCAAACTGGTTATGTATTTATAACCAGCCTTTTCGCCTGCTGCACCGAATATGTTTGCAATAGCTTCGCCAACTTCGGGTGAGTCTTTTTTCAAAGTCGATAACTTTTCCGAAATTAATTGTATAGCTGCAAACACACCTTTCTTTTCAATCAGATCTTTTATTCCGGTTGATGATATACCTATTTTAGTAAGTGCATCTTGTGTTGCTTTTGGCAGTTCGCGCAACCTTAGCAACCCTTCTTCTATGGTTGCCAAACCGTAATCACTAAACACACCTTGCCGTTGTGCCATAACAGTTATAGCAGCAAATTGCTCTAACGAAACACTCGCCTCGCGCAAATTAGCAGGGTATTCGCGCAAATTATCTAACACCTCGCCAAAATTACCTCCGGCACGTTCCAAACTTTTGTCGATTATATCTAATGCTTTTGCACCCGAAACTCCGTATTCATTAGTCAATGCGTTTGCAGCAAGTTTTATATTTTCGGCATTCTCTTGGTATGCAATACTTATAAATCTAATCTTTTGAGTTAAGTCATCAATGTTATCACCTTTTTGTGCAAGCATAGTTGCAGCGGTTGCAGCCTCGTTTGTTTGGTCGGCTACATTTTTCAGTTGCGCACCAAGCGCAGTAACCGTTGCTATTGCCACCGCACTTTCCAAAGTGCCAAGCAATTTGTTAGTTGCAACATTAGCTGCGTCGCTGCCTTTTTTCATTGCAGCAAAAGCCTCTACCGATTTTGTTCTTAGCCTCGTTAATTCCTTGTTTGTCTCATCAAGTTTGCTGTTTACTACGGCAATAGTGTTTTCACTTTTTGCTTTCCGCAATTGCATATTTAACCGCTTTTGTCTGTCTTCAAGCTTTTCAATTATGCCATATTGCTTTTTCAGCATTGCATTAACTTTTGCGGTTTTTTCGGTCTGAAAAACTCGCTCGGCGGCATTGTCGAACTCTTCTAACTTCCGTTCGGTTTCCTTCAACGAACTTTGATAAGCTTTAAAGCCTTTTTCAATGTCCGATAAATCGAGTATTATTTTAGCTTCTGCGCTCATTTTTTTGCCTCTTTATCTATGGTTTCTAATATTTCGAAAAAACGGAAAGTTAAGAGTCTCTCGGTATTGGTAACACTATCGTTGTTAAACTTGCTAACCGCATTTACAGCCGTATTATAAAAGTTATCTATTTCGCGGTTATTAAATTCAATAAATTGTTTGTTCTTATTTACTTCTTTTTTGCGTTTATCAACTTGTCGGTTACAGCTTTTCTCTTCTGCGAAAAATTTAGCAAATCGGCGGACAAGTCGTCGATAGAATTCTGAAGCAAGCGATTCGCTAAATGAAAAAAATCGGTAATGGCAAAACCTTCGGCTTCCCAATCGGCTATTTTCATGTCGTTATAACCTTTATCGAATTTTGTTGCATCTTCGTTTTCACGGTTTATAAACAAGGCACAGAGTTGCAAAATTGCATGGTATTGTTTATCGATAGCATTGCGCGTGCTGTGCATATTGTTTTGGCATATAGCAAGAACTTTACTTCTATCTATATCATTGCCGTTTACTTGGTTAAATATTTCAAGAAAATCGGCAAACAAACCCTGCTCGTCTTTACTTCCGAACCGGATTAATATTTTCAACCTTTGGAACTCCCTAAACCTTGCAATAGGAATCTCTTCGGTTATATAATATCTATTGCCATTGGCAATAAATGCCTTTGTGCCAAAATCTAAATGTTTAACATTCATTAGGTAGAAGTTTTAAAAGGTTACCATTAAGATATTTGTATTGTTTTTCGGCATCAAATACAGCCGTTTTCAAAGCATTTTGAATTTCCGACAAGTAGAGCATCATCCGCTCATTGTTATTATCGAAAACTTTACTGTGAGTAATTGCATCAATTAAGTGTAATATATGCTCTACGTTGCGCTCGTGGAATTTATTAAAACCGTTCTGCCCGTTCATTATAAATTCATAGATTGCAATACCTGCATCGTCGTATTCTGCAATTAGTTGGTTTCTTATTCCGGTATTATATTCTTTTATAATGCTTTCAATCTCTGCAACAAAACGCATAAATAACTCCTCGCCGCTTAATTTCTTATATTCGAATTGAATTACAAAAAATTTGGTTCTACAAACTGTGGTTTCTATTTTAGTTAGTAGTACAATTTGAAATATCTTATTCAAATAGGGTTTACCGAAATCCATTGTGCGTACTTTATGCTTGTAAAACTCTGTTTTGTAAAATAGTTCATGCGCAAGTACATCACCATCGGTTATCTTGTCTAAAACTTTCTTTAACAAACGCATCAGTTTTTCGACATTATTATTTTTGAAAACCTTACTTATAATAAATATCAAAATAACCAATGTTAATATAATTGCCGTTGCGTAGGGCGATGAACTCTTTACAAGCTGCAATACAAGTTTCAAAAGCTCTTCCATTGTGAGTTGAAAAAAAGGGCAGTCAAATTATAAAATAACTGCCCTGTTGGTTTACTAATTCGATTAAAATAAAGTATATGAATAAAAAGAAACTACGCAGCAGCTTGGCGAATTATAACAACTCCCTCGTTACCATTTCTACGGCGGCGACCTCCGGCATTAACCAAAAGAGAAAATGTATCACCGTAGTACTCGGGGTCATTCTCATTGAAGAATTCTATAATTGTACCGACCGCCTTTTCTACCGCATTTTTTTGCCAGCATATAGCAGCGGCATTGTCGGTAGTTGCACCTGTTGCTCCAGGCGCAAGTAATACACCTGCTGTGGTATAAACTAAAACGGTGGAGCGTTTTCGGATTTTGAAACCTGCATATTCTCCTACTATTCCTTTTGCCAGATTGGCACCCGCACCTAAGTTGGTAAGCTCGCGTTCGGTTAAGGAGTCTAATAATTGTTGATACATTCGGGCATCTAACAATGCAAATCTATCTACTTCCGGCACGTTCAGTTCGTCCATTCGCGCCTGCGCTTCAGTTAATGCAGCTTTTGTTAAAGTCTTTCTATTTCCGGTGGCATTAGTAGTATGTGCAGCAATTGCATCACCTTTTGTGGCAACTATATTTGTAACATCTTTTGCCCACAAATATTTGATGTATTCCACATAACTAAGTTCAATAGCTTGCATATCTTCGGCAAGGCAACTGCGCATTTTGTCGTAAGATAATTCAATCTGGTCGGCGTGGGTTAATACTCTCGGGTCGGTTGTGTACTCGTCAAGCATGTAAGATACATCTACATCTTCGCGTCTTTTAACTACAGCAGGCAAAATAGTTCTATTTCGCTTAACTGCGCTGGGTTGCCCTGCGTTTGGTATATGCACCACTTTACCTGCCAAAACAAATTCGCTTGCATCAAACGAATCGTTAATAAACAGGTTGTTTGCGAATAGGTTTTCAACAATCATGTTATGCCATACCTCTACATTAATTCCCACTCCGAGCACTCCGTTAGGTAGTTTTGGCAATAAGGCGGCAGCGAAGGTACCAAGCCCGACTGCCGTGGGGTCAAACCCAAACTGTGCCAAGCCCGCAGATGATATTGCCGAAATGATTAAGGCAAGGAATAAACTCATTATAATTTTAAATGCTTTCATTTTTCGAATAGTTTTGAATTATTAATTTATTGAACTGTTTTGCAACAAAAAACTTTAATCAATTTGAATTGTCGAAACGCAAACGAAATTACTTCCGTCAAACTCAAATTTAGCTACTTTGGTTTTCGAAATCACTCCGGCAATGGCATTACCTTCGAGTCCTGTTCCTAAGGTTACATCTCTTGCTGTGGTATCCGAAGTTAAACGTAAAGTTAATTCTGCGCCAACTTCAACTTCGTCCGAAATATCTAAATTCACGGTAACATCATCTTCCAATGTTCCTACGGTTACAATGGTTTTGTTGTTTTTTATAACAATATCATCGCTAATATCGGCATAAGCTATTGATTGAACGTCCGCTTCACCGAAAGGCCATTTCACTACTTGGTCACTTGCATACATATTTTCAAGGTTTTTAGTTTGTTAATTAATCTAATTTCAATTTAAATAATGGAGCTTTTAATACAGTGGAAACTCTAAAACTTATATTCTTTGCCAAACTCAGCTTTGTATTTAGCCGAAAATATTTCGGGGTCGCTCTCTTTTAGTTGTTTTAAATAAGAAGAATGCTTCTTTTGTAATTCGGTAAACGACAAATTGCTGCGTTCGTCCAAATCTCCGGCTTTCCGGTTATCTGTGTAATCTGCCAAACTTTTAAACTTTGGCAACAGCTCAACCGCTTTGGTTGCTACTTCGGGGTCTATGGCAAACATTTTTAGGTAATTCGCTTTTGCCTCTTCTGTTAATTTCAAATCCTTGTCATCTAACTTTGCGCTAAACGCGGCTAATTTTTCTTTTTGCAAATTTACTTTTAAATCTTTTAATTCATTTTCAGCCGTTTCCTTTTCGGTTTTCAGCAAAACTAATTGATTGGCATTAACAGTTGCATCTTGTGTTAATTTCAAAACTTTTGCTTTAAAATCATCAAAAGAAAAATCATCCGAAAGGTGCAATATTGCAACAATCTCTTTTAATTGCTTTTCATTCATAATTTCAACTTTTTTTAAATTAATATTAATTTCAGGGGTGTCCGATAATTTCAATTCCAAACCTTTGTCGTCGTAAAGTTTCACGGCGTTATCATTAGCACCGCGGTCTACAATTGATGCCTCAAGTAATATAGAATTTGTAATAGTCTCGCGGGTTTGTCCGGCACGCAGCCATTCTGAGTCGGCACTAAACGACATTACACGCAACCCTGCACTTGCCATTCTGTAAACACCAGACTCTACCTTTTGCTTAATCTTCAAGGCAAACTCGTCTTTTTTATCAAACACAGGCTCGGCGGTTATTGCAGCTATTCCGTTTATAGTTTCCTTTTGGTAATTTGTCCATGTGCCAATGGCATGTACCATGTTTGCACCCGAATTGTTAAAGTCTGCCGGGCGCATGTGCATAAACAGCATAATAGGGTTTTTCTCAAACTGACTTAAATCTATGCCTGCCACAGATACCCAGTAACCCGAACGCATTAACGACTCATCTATAATTACAAATTTCATGGTTTGTCGAATTTTAATTATCTATTGTTTTGAAATACAAATTTGCAGTGTTTTATTTTTGAATAAAAATTAGCTGTACAAAACATAACGCAGATTGCTAAAATTTATAGCATTTTCCGTTATGTTTTATACAGCTAATTTTTTTAGTACTCTTATATAGTAGAAATTTGCATTATGAAAACACTGAAATTAAAAACAAAAAAAGACTTAGCGAAGTCGCTATTTCTTACCAACATGTCGCAAAAAGAGATTGCCGACAAGTTAAATGTAACTGAAAAGACTATTTCGAAATGGGTAATTACAGGTGCATGGCGCGAAGAGCGTGATGCAAGAGAATTAACCGTCGAGCGCGAATTGCCACGAATTTTAGCGCAATTCAAAGAACTGAACGATAGCATTCAAGCGAGAGCGGAAGGAAAGCGGTTTGCCACAAATGCCGAAGTTCAAATACTACGAGAATATAAAAACATGTTACTTTCATTAGATAACATGCCATTAGCCAACACTGTTAATGTGCTGCAATCGTTTCTTCGATTCATGAAAACGGTTGATATTGCAAAAGCAAAAGATTTTAGCAATTACATTGATGTATTTATACAAAGGGAAGCGCAACGTATTTAAGGTTTATCTATTAAAAAAACACACATGGCAAAGAAAACTACTAAGCAAGTTTTAACCGGCTGGCATTTATTTTACGAAGAGTTAATGCAGGAAACTGCAAACGAACTTTCAAACGAAAGCTTGTCAGAAAAGCGCGAACGTATTGCAATGTTGGAGGCAGATGTTGAAAAATGGTTTAAATACTATTTTTCGAAATATGCCTATGCCGAGCCAGCCAAATTCCACAAAAGGGCAACTCAAAGGTTGCTTAATAATAATCAATGGTACGAATGCCGCGCTTGGAGCAGAGAAATGGCGAAAGATGCCAGAACTATGTTTGAGTTTATATATCTATCATTAACCGGAAAGGTTAAAAACATATTATTTATTAGCCATTCGTGGGAGCAAGCTGCAAACCTGCTCGAACCTTATAGAATAACCTTAGAACGCAACCCAAGAATAATAAGCGATTACGGCACGCAAGCCTCTATTACCGATTGGGCTAAGGGAACTTTTACCACAACAAAAGGAGTTTCGTTTACTGCGGTTGGCGCAGGACAAAACCCTCGCGGTGCGCGCAAAGAAGAAATACGTCCCGATGGTATTATTTTTTCGGATATTGATACCGACGAGGAAGTATTAAAACAAAGCCGAATAGATAAAAAATGGAAGTGGATTGAGGGAGCGGTGCTCGGCACAATTTCAGTTTCGAAATCGTATCGTATTGTTTTTCTAAATAATATTTTAGCAAAAGACACTTGCATGACGCGAGCCATGGAAAAAGCTATGCACGCCGAAACAATTAACATCCGCGACAAAAACGGCAAAAGCAATTGGCCTGATAAAAACAGTGAGGAGGCAATCGACAAAATATTAGCACTAACAAGTTATGTAAATACACAGCGCGAATACTTTAACAACCCTATTACCGAAGGCGATGTTTTTAAAACTATAACTTGGGCACCTTTGCCAAAAGGGAAAGATATGAAAGTTATAATGAAATACGGCGACCCTTCGTATTCGAATAACACAAAAGCGACAAACTCTCGCAAATGTATTGTTGCTGTAACCGAAATTGAAGGGAGTTATTACATTTTATCATGTAAACTTGCTCAAGCAACTGCTGCCGATTTTGTTAAATGGTTTTGGCAAATAGACCACGACTACACTAAGAACAAAGCGCAAATAAAAGAATATATAGAGAACAATAGTTTACAAAACCCCTATTACGAACAGGTTTTAATTCCTTTGTTTACCGACTACTCAAAAGAAGTAGAGGAATTAAAAATACCAAAAGCTGATGATCGACAAAAAATAGGAAAGTTCGAAAGGGTAGAAGGAAATTTAGAACCACTGAACAGGGTAGGCAAGTTGATTTTTAATGAAGCTCAAAAAAATAACCCTTACATGATATTACTTGCCGAACAATTTAAAGCTTTCAACAAAGATACAGCACAAAAATTAGATGGACCTGATACTGTTGAAGGTGCAGTTTTCTTGTTACAAAAACTAACGAAAGGCTCTGCCGAAATAAAAACTTATAAACATAGTCCAAACCTTAAATACCGTTACTAAAATGTTTTTAATAGAGACCGAATTATACACCGCAATACATCAACAGTATGTAGATGAAATAACTCGCGAAGATCCTGTTATAGTTCCGGCAGCTATCGATGCCGCGATTATCGAAATGAAATCGTATCTATCATCTAAGTTCGATGTTGAAGTTATATTTAACAAAGAAGGCAGCGACCGCGACCCGCTTTTGCTGCAATTTGCAAAAGATATTACAATTTATAACTTCATTGAATTAGACAAAGCCGGAATAGATACAGAGGATAGAAGAGCCCGATATAAACGTGCTATAAAATATCTGGAAGATGTTCGCGATGAATTGATTACAACTTCGCTACCACGACTAACAATTGATGCGATGCCAAAAACTATAATATATGCCTCACAACCGCGAAAAAACAACTATTATTAATAAGCAACTATGGCAAAGAAAACTAACAATAACAATAGCAATAGCAACAAAACACCTGTAATTAATATAAACGAGCTTAACGTTCGCCCAATTAATAGAGTACCATTAGATATTGCTAAATGGCGAGCCGCGCACAAAACAGCCGAAGGACTCGCTAAAAACAGGAAACCACTTTACGACATTTACAACGATGTGCTTGTACCCAACGGTTACGTCAGTTCGGCAATTGGCAAAAGGGTTCGGGCAATAACCAACACTCCTTTAATTTTTCGGAACAAAGAAGGCGAAGAGGTTGAAGGAATGCAAAATATAGCCGAAAAACCTTTTATGGAAACTATATTGCGCGAAATTATATTAACTAAATTTTGGGGTTATTCGCTATTAGAACTCGACATTGCACCTTTTAAGAAAGAAGGCAATAGCAAAGTAAAGCTTATTCCGCGCGAACATGTGAAGCCCGAATTTAATATTGTTGTTAAAAACAATATTGATATTAAAGGTATTGATTATACACAGCCTCCTTACTCTGACTTTACTATTGCCATCGGCGAAGATAACGACCTTGGCTTGTTACTGCCCGTGAGTATGTTTGCTATTTATGCACGGAACGGAATGATGAATTGGGCAGAGTTTGTTGAAAATTTTGGTATTCCTGTGAAAAAAGGTTTATATAAAGACGAGGAAGGTCGCCGTGTTTTAGACGAGGCTTTCAAAACAATGGGGGCTTCGGGCAGCATAGTTGCACCCGATGGAACAGTAGTAGAAACCGCTTTTCCGAACAGCTCCGGCAATTCTATTGTACACAAAGAATTTCAGCAAGCTTGCATCGATGCTATTTTGATTATAGTACTGGGGCAAACAATGACAACAAACAACGGCAGCAGTTTGTCGCAAGCGCAAGTACACAAAGAAGTTTTAGAGGGAATACATATTGATGATCGGCAATACGTTCTGAGAATACTGAATGAAAAACTTACAAACGTACTTTATAATTTAGGTTATCCGGTGCAAGATGGCAAATGGGCTTTTGTTGATGAAGCCAACCTTACTATTAAAGAAAAGATAGAAATCGCAAAATCGGTTAATGAAGTTGCACCTGTTGATGATGATTTTTTTTATGAAATTTCGGGTGTGCCAAAACCAAAAGATTACGACAAACTGAAAAAAGAACGCGCAGCAGCGAAATCGGCAGCTTCGTTTATTGATAACAAAGATAACAATGATAACAATAACCTAAACAACAGCAACGAAAAAAGCTTTTTAGAAAGGGTTAGTCGTTTTTTTCTATAAGGCAGCTTGCAGCTATCGATAGCAAGGTATTTGAGAAAGCTGCCAAACAAAAATATAACGTAGGAAACATTGACGAAGATTTAATTAAAAGCTATGCCGCGAAATTTATAAGTGCTGTAAACGGCGGTTTTGGAAATACAGCCTCTCACTATGCAACTCTGATAAATAAGCGTTTATTAGAAAATGCGTATGTATTTTCAACCGCCAAGGCACACCAAGCTATGTTTTTAATAGATAATAAACAAGGAACATTGCAAGAGGTTTTAGATATCCAAAATAGATATTTGAAAATAGAAAAAGCACAATTCGGAACGGCTGCACAAATGGCGACTAAGTGGATTGATATTCAACAAAAAGCCGACAAGTTTTATTTGAAATATTTAACCGCAGGGGATAAAAGTGTACGGAAGGAACACGCTAAATTAGATGGAATTATACTGCCTGCCGAAGATAGCTTTTGGAATAAATACCTGCCGCCCAACGGACACAACTGCCGCTGCGATGTGGTTATGGTAAGTAAGAAAACCAACAGCCCGGCAAATAGCAATAATGCAATGCAACTTGGAGAGCAGGCTACGCTTGGCAAAGATGCTGAATTTAGATACAACGCAGGTATCACCGGAGAGACTTATTCAACTACTCACCCTTATTTTTCGGTTACCAACAAACCGGAAATTATAGTAAAACAAGCATTGAATGTAAGCAATACCTACGGGAAAGCAACTACTATTGAAGAAGCTGTTAATGAAATTGTATTTTCGAACTATCGACATTTATACAACTTCGATAGCAAAGGAACTAAACTAAATTATAGTTCCACCGGAACTAACAAGCTTTCAACTTTGGCAATTGCAAACAACAGCACGGTTGAAACTATTGTAACTAACAATGCTTTGCAATTTACTCCGCCAAGCAACTTTGCCGGAGCTTCGTTTAATTTAAACGACATTGAATTGTTGTTTAAAACCGAAGCAAATCAAATTATAATGGTTGATGCTTTATCGAACGCGAAATTTAAAATAACCGCTAAAAAAGGCGTTAAGCTTATTGATGTTTTAAAAGCAAAAGTAAATAACAGAACTTTTGCGCAAAACTACAAAGTAATAGCACGCGAACTTAATAGCAAAGGTATGTCGCCCGAAGAAAATGAAATACGGAATGCGCATGCTATTATGCTGCAATTAGCTAATATGTATAACAATTATTTATCATACACCAAGTACTAAATTTAAAGCGAAATGGACAAAGAAGAAATTCAATTTGAAATAGAATTAATCGACGAAGAGCTCGACCGCTTAAAGCGCGATGGTTATTGGAAGAACCTCAAAAAAATAGTTACTTTAACCAAGCAACGAATAAACTTAACGAAAAAATTAGATGCTAAAAACTAACTTCGATAGCTTAATAACAAAGCTAAACATTGCACCGGCAGACATGGCAGAGGAGCTGGCGCAGGAGTCGGTTCGCTTATTTCAAGAGAATTTTCGCAAACAAGGTTTCTTTGAAGAAAATACATGGAAACCGCGAAAAAACAATACCGACCCAAAGCGAGGCATACTAATAGGCAAAGGCGGAGGTGCAAAGCTGTGGCGGTCGCTGCGTTACACAATTTCGGCTAATAAAATTACAATAGTAGCCGACCGACCTTACGCTGCTATACACAACGAAGGAGGGAAAGCGATTCAATATGTTAAACCATTTACTGTAAACCAACACAAAAGGAAAGTAGGGAAGAAAAAAAAGAAGGTTGATGTTAAACGGTATCAGGTAAAAGCTTTCACGCGAAAAATAAACATGCCAAAACGCCAATTCATTGGAGAGCATGTAGAACTAACAAATAAATTAAATTTGTTTATTGAAAATTATTTGAACAACAATATATTATGAAAAACTTATATAATGAATTGATAACCGGAATAAAAACCGATTGCAGTTTTGTTCGCTTTATTGATATTGATAACGGACAGTTAGAAGAAGAAACCCCGTCTGTAAGCTACCCATGTGTGCTGATTGCATTAGATAAACAAATAAGGTTCGAACGAACTTCTTCGCGCAGCGAGCTTGCTTATATTAATGCAAGCTTTAAGGTTGCTTTCCAAAACCACATAACCTCTGACAATCTTACAGAACTTGCTTTGCGGAACAAAGCAGTTGCATATTGGCAATTGTTGAAAGAAATAAGCGATGCGATTATGAAAATAAAAGGCAGCACACGAAAAGCAATTAGCCGCGAACCACGAGCCGATATAGATGTTTTTAATATACAATTTGTAATTGCAAAACATAATATTGAAATTTAATTAAAAAATATTTTAATATCACTTTTGCAATAGTGTTTTTTGATTTTACATTTGTTGATAAATACAAACCTAAAATAAATTACACAATGGACGACTCAAACAAACTTATCAATCTCGGCTATTTGAATATAGCAATTAAACTTATGGCATATATTTGCCTTATTCCTATTATACCTGCTGCAATTGAGGTTAGCAACAATGCCGATTTTATTACTTTGCTTTATCCGGTTATATACGGTTTAGTAAGTTTCATTTTCTTGCTTGCTTTAAATGGTGCAATTAGTTGTATTATTGATATTCGGTATCATCAAATTAACAGTTTGAAAAAAGAAAAAGCAAATTAGAAGAAACAAAAAAGCCCGAAATGTAATTTCGGGCTTTATAAAAAAGTTTAATAATTAGCGGGGTTCATCGGCGCAATGCTCACAGAGCCCTACATTTAAGTACTCATCATTATCGTTGCCAAAAACCATAACAAACGAGTCGCCACAGGTACACGGCGTTGTAAGTTCATAGTTTTGTTTTTCGTAAATAGGAGTCCAATTGAAATTGAAACCTTTTTCTGCTGCTATTTCGATAGCTACTGCTTCGTTTTTTGCGAAAATATCTGCTGGATATGCCATGATGTTTTGTGTTTTAATTGTGAATGAATATTTTTTTAAATTAAGAAAGATTTATAAGCATTAATAATTTTAAGTGGTCTAAAACCACTTAAATACAGTAACTTAAAAAATGTTATCCTTAATTATAAGGGTAACAATTTAGTTTTTAAATTGTGAATGAATATTTTTTTTAATTAAGATTGCAAAGCCGTAGGTTTGCAGCACAAAGGCATACAGGTTGTTTTTAAGGTTTTGCTCGGTTTCAAACTGTTATTTGTAGTGGGTAAGTTCGCTCTGCAAATGCTCGAAGGTTACTTTGGCATTTGCAAGATTAAGGTTGCTACTATTATTCGCAATCCTTTGACTTTTTTGTGTTCGCATTTAAAAAAGTATTTAGATTTTAATGAAAGGACAGGTCGCTGCGAACACACTAAATGCGGAGCACTTAGGAAATCTCGGTACTTGCAACCGTTCGCCTGTCCAGTATCTTTATTCAGACTATTTGTATGTTTAGGGAATTGCTCCATGTGTTAATAATTTATTAGTGTATTCGCACAGCAAATATACGAAAAAATCTGAACATGCAAATGTTTTTAAGAAAAATTATAAATTAGTTCTAATAATTTGCATTCCTTGCTTTTTGACATCGCGCTCGGCTTTTTTATTTATTGCATTTATATATGCTGTTATTCCGGTTAAACCTTTTGCTGTGTATTCGTTTTTTAAATTCGCAAAATGGTTTACCGAGCTGCCGTTCCTAAATATAGGCGGCAGCATAACAGCTACCTTGCGCATGTATTGTACAACGTTTATAACTTTGCCGTTTACTTCAACTTTGGCACTACGGCGCAACTGTCGGCTAAGGGTTGTATTGTTATTATTACTTCGGTTAAAGCGCATTGCAATTCGATTAAAAAAGGTTTTGAATATATTCATCGTGTATAAAATTTGCGTTCGTGTTTTGTTATGTTTGTTGAAAATCTATTGTTGTTATTAATTACAATAGATAGTGAGGGGCGCTGTTTCAGAACATTAATTATATCATCATTCAATTGCTGTATGTAGTGTTCTACAGTTTTCGGGCTCAAAAAAAAGTCGAGCGACAAATTCGCAATTACATCGTCTATTCGCATTCGCTTAACCTCCGAGTAATAAAAAAATCGCCAGACTAAATGTATATCCCGCAGCTCTTTCATATTTGTATTTAAGCATATATCCGGCGAGCGCGAATACTTATTTATCATAGAAGTTCCTCTGCTCATAAGCTACTTTCCTTTATTGGTTAGAAACTCTTTAAACTTCTTAAACTCGCGCGGGTTGTCCATTGCCGAGCGTATGCTTGTTTTGCTTTCTTCTTCGGCTGCAGCCATCAAATGCTCGTGCATATAAATATCGTATTTGTTTAAAGCTTCTAAGATTTTGCGCCCATCAATAGATTGATACAAGTCTTTGTCAAACGGCGGCTTAGCTTTTTTTATTAAATTGAAACAATCTTGCACAGCCATTAAACTCAAATTATAATGTTCATCAACTACAAACTCTGCTGTATCTACAATCTGTTCGGAACTCATTGTACTTTTGAAATTGAAAAAGTCAATCAAATCTTTTATTTGCAAGGTTATCAATGCTATAACATTTTCGCGCGGTGCAACTCTCGTTAAGTGCGAAATTCTCGGTTCGGCAACAGCGGCAGTAACATTTATTGCATGCGCGGGCAGCCGCTTATGTTCCAAACCGCCGCTTAAGTGTTTCTGCCAAATCATTATAGTCTGCTCGCGTTTGGCTTTTGCCTTTGCCAACTGAACCTCCGCTCTGCTCAATACGACAGAGTTCGTTGTAGTTGGCGCAATATCTACCAATTGTTTTTTCTTTGCTCCACCATTCATTTGTATCGAAAAATAAAGTTATTAATGTCTGTGAAAACTCAATATTTGCAACTTTCGAAGCCTCCGATGGTGCAACTTTATAAGCTCTGCCGTAACGCATTTTATAAAATTCGCACCATAAAGCTATCTTTTGATTCGTCGTATTTACAGTTAGCTGTCGCAGCTTTATCTTGTAAATCTCTACATTAACCGGCAGATCAGTCTCAAGTATAGTAACAGCGTTTTTTAAGGTATTGACTAACACTTCTGAACTATCGTTTTCTACTTCTATACTACGCAAACGCCCGCCAATGTAAGTAACAACAATTTTGCTATCACGCACGGTAAGATTGTATTTGTGTATTATTTCCATTTCCGTGTAGTTAAATAAAATAATAATTAAACTATGCAATAACGCAGCATTAACGGCAATGAAATGCCGTTAATGCAAGGCGTTATAAGCAATCACGATTAACGATGATATTTATAAGGTGATTGCCATTTCTTTGCTTTACGATTTAATTTGCCTTCATATTGCAATATTGATTTATCAATTTCATTTGAAATTTTCATTAAATCAGGTAATTCAGGCAAATTATTTAAAATCGGATTTTCAATTAATACAAATTGTTTTTTAAAATCCTCAATGTTCTTAGGAATATCATTCTTATCAATAACAATAAATTCCAATTTTGGATTTTCGATTAATGCTTTTGCGATATAAGTTTCACAAACATTTGGTTCGCAGATTATTAAAATTTTTGGCATACTGTAAATTTTGATAAATGATTAATAAAAAAATGCTTATAACAGGCATTTGCCGTCCATGCCTTTTTTCCCCGACACACAAGCCAACGCACTGAAAAAAAGGCACGTCGGCAAGTGCAATTCGTTATAGCTAACTTAATAAGTCTCTGTTTTCGTAGATATTACCAATAACTGATAAATTCATATTTTCAATTTTATCGAAAGGTTTGTGGCTTTTTTCATTAAAATAATATTGAAAACAACCTTCGATAAACCGAACTTCGACTATTTGCCCGAAATATAATTTCAAAATATCGCCTTCATAAATAGGTTTCCCATTTCTGTCGCAACATCCTGTAAATTGCATTACTTCAATAATTTCAGCAATATCAGGTCTCTCGTTAGTAAGGTCGGTACCGAAAAAATGATTTTCTTTTATATCCAAAAAACAATAATCATTTACCATTTCGAGAGTGCCGTAAGCATTTACCCAAGCCCTAAATTTTATTTCTTTTTTCATATTTTTTCTATTAAATTATCAATAATAAAAGCTATAACAGGTGCTAAAACGCCATTAATGTTGCCAATTTTCTTTCGGAATATTTAAAATTTAACCGAACTCTATCACCTATATTCATTACAAATCAGTATATTTCAAAGCCACGCGGCGCATCTTTTGATTTTCAGTGTCGAGTACCGAAACATACAAACCACTATTACCGGGCTTCTTACGAACCGCTTTGTCGAACAAATCAACGGCTTCTAAAAACAACTGTTTGTTTGCCGAAAGCTTCTTCTCCTCGTTCACGCGGTCGCGCATCGAACGCAGGCTTAATACTTTGCTCATATCTAAACGTCCGCCCGAAGTGAACAAAAGGTTGTTTACCAGGTCGCGCAAAAAAGTTACTATTTCGTTTTCGTTACCGAAGCTTTTGAAGTACTCATCAAATTTTTGTTTAACAATGTCTGTGTATGTAGCATCGAAATATACATTGTCAGGCATGGTTATTTTCACTTCAATACTGTTATCAAACGAAGTAAAAGTGAAACCATCAATAGATGTTACATTGCCTTTTAATTTTGCATCGGCTATTTTAGCATCGCGGATTTCTACGTATGCTTTTGCTTTTGCTTCTTCAACTGCTTGCAGTGCTTTTTCGGCACGTAGGGCAGCGGTTGCAACGCGCTGCGCATGTTTTTCTTCTATTTTCAATACATTACTTATTGCGTAGATTGGAATAGCGTTCCCGCGTGCATCAACCCACTCTGCTCCTGTTTGTTTCATTTTTGTACCCTTTCGTTAGTATTGTTTATAATATTATTATTGTCAGTTCCTATTTTTGTACTTAATTCATTATCAATTTCGCTGCGTTCTTCGGCTGTCAAAGTTTCGTCGGTATAGCGTACCAACCCTATTTTAGAAAGAACTCCTATTAGCCGGTTCTCTTCTTTGGTAGATACAATGCTTACCTCGCCGTATTCGTAAACTCTTATGTGGTTATACATATAGTTAAGTTTAAGTGGTTAATACTAACCTAACGGCAGCTTTGACTGGTTCTTTTCTTCTATTAGTGCTACAAGCATTGCGTCAAATTTCGCTTCGTATTCTTTCGACCTAACTAAAAACTGTTGGTCGCGGTGTTTAAAATAGTCGCGTTGGTTTTTGCGCATCAAAAAAGCGGTGTTCAAAAACTCTTTGAAAAAATAAAATGTTTGTGCACTAACCATCTCTGCTATTTTGTTATCAGTTCCAAAACCTTCAAATAACAAAATCATTTCTTCTGCAAAATCTCTAACTGTTGGCATAGCTATTATGTTTTTTAATTAATACTAATCGTTATAAAATGAATTATTAGCTGTAATATATCGACTATTTAAGCTAATAGTAGCAAGTGGCTTTTCGCCCTGGCTAATATATCGTAGTCGATTTTTTAAATTAAATATTTTGATATTTAACAATTTAGCCCTTTCCATTAAAAGCTCTTCACTAATAGAACCGTTATCAAACAGCCTTTGTAAATATTCAACTTCTTTATCGGCAGCATTTAAGTTGTGTTCCAACTGTTTGCGCTCTAAACTTTTATTCGGTTTTTTTATAAACTTGTCCATCAGTTAATACAATTAATTATGTTTAACATTTTTTGCATAAACACGGCGCATTGCTTGAAACTGTTTATTCATAAGGTCAAGCTCCGGTATAGTCAAGTCGTTTAGTCGTTTATTAAGTCGCATTTTATTAGCAATCCAGCGGTCTAATATTGAAACTTTCGTGGCGTTGGGCTCATTGCCTGTGAAAAAACCACAGTCGTAAGCCATTTTAAATATATTGCGCCGCTTGCGTTGTTTAATCTCGCGCTCGGAGCGTTCCTTTTTGTTCAACTCCGCTTGCAGCAAATTTATAAGCGCGTGCATTTCTGCAAAAAACATCTCGGCACTGCTCGCCGTGCGCGAGTTTGTGGCATTAAAAACAAGTTCTTTACGCACATCTTCGTTTATATTCAATTTGTTAATCAGTGCGTAGAACCTTTTGCTTTGCGAATTTGTGCGTTTCATAAGCTTGTTTTTTTTAAGGTTTTGGAATAATAATAATTAAGTAGTAAGCCAAATCTGCTCGGCTTTGTCAGCCCAAATAACATAAGGCTCGCCGCCTCCGTATCTACTTTTTGGAAAGGCTTTAAAGCCTTCAATCCAGATTTTAATATCGGCATCGTAATGAACAGTCTTTGCGCTACGTCCGGCAGGCTGCTTGCCCTCGGCGTGTGAAATGATAACAAACATTTTATTTCGAAACTCATCAACTAATTTTTTGAAGGCAATAGCATTCAAATTCATATATTGAAAGCTATCTATAAATACAATCTTTGGGCTTTTTGGTTTTTTCAAGTATGCCCGCAACTCAACAATTGGCATTTTATCAATAACTATTATATTATCATTTTTGCCAATTTCGGCAAGTTGAAATGCAAGCATTAAGCTCCGCGACAAACCTTCTTCTAAACTATTGTAAGCCACGCGTTCAAATGTTGAAAGGTATTTTGCAAATTGCACAGCAAAAGATGTTTTACCATTAGCACTATTGCCGTATATAAATATAGTTGCCGATTGTTCGGGATGCCCGCAGAAGTCTTCCCAAATACCATCAAATTCATATACTTTAATCTTCTTGCTGTAAAATTGCTGTACACCTATTACTTTGCCTGCCATTTTATTTCGATTTTTGATTTTCAATATATAAGCGGCTTAAAGAACCGCCTGTTTTCGCAAATAACTCTTGATAATTACTCATTTCATTCGCTGCCGCCACTATTTTCAATTCTGACCTTAGAAACGCAGTTCTATCATCTTTACCTTGCGGAGTTATTCTTTGGTATTTCTCACCGTACCTACGAAATACTTCCGAATACCCAACTTTCATATTATTCAAACCTCTTTCAAACTTTGCGCGAAAACCATCGGCACCCATCATGTACCAACCGCACATATATTCGGTTGCATTGTATAATGCTTTTAGTTCTAAAAAGGCTGCATAAGCAAGGTCTCCAGCTTCGTCTAAAATGATAATAGGATGATCTAAGGTTTTCAAGTAGAATATCAAATCGTTGTAAACCTCCGCGTATTTTGAAGTGCTCGATATGCCAAATTCCAATGCAATTTTGCGCACTAACTGCTGCTTACTTTTTACTTGCGAACAATCAATATAAACAGCATTTTCAGCGGTTTTAACCCAATGTTTTGCACAAAAGGTTTTTCCGATTCCGGCAGCGTCGCAAAGCATTAATGCTATACTTTTATCTTTACAGGCTTGCAGGTGTGTACTTATAACTTGATATGTGAATGTATTTGCTGCATTCCACTTTACGCTATTTCCATAATTAACATCAAGTTTGCGAGCAATTGAAACCCATTGTCCATCGCCAAGCACCTTATCTATATCACCGCGAACTACTCTACTATATTGTGCAGGTGCAATTCCTAATGAAACCGCATGTGCGCGTTGCGATTTGTAATTAGCCGAAGCCTCTTTAATTGCATCTACGACTTTTAATTTGAATTCTGTTGTCATGGCTTGTCTAATTAATTGGATTGTTTACTATGCTGTTTGATTTTTCAAGAGATTCGTAAAAAGAATGAGTATCAATACCTGTATAAACTCGAACTAACTCTCTTAGCTTGGTGCCAAGTTCCAACGCCATTGCCTCGCGTTCCGGCTGCGCTATATTTTCGCGCTCGCACAAATTCCACATATTCGTAAGAAGAACATCCATAAATATTTTACTCACCGCGCGAAAAGCATCTTTGTTATAAGGAATAGGAAGCGCAACTCTAACCTGATGGTCTAATATTACATCTTCCATTGTATTCAAACTTTTTGTTATAGCTGCTGCCAGCTCGCTTAAATAAACGTTTATATCTTTTTTCATAAATTTTTTCTTTAATAATCAAAAGCGTTATTACTTGGGTTATAATTAAATTCTTCAATTTCAACTTCTTCTATAACAGGTAGTTTGTATGTTTCTAAAGGTTTGGTTTGTTCATTAAGCTTATTAGGAACAGGTTCGCGTGGCACAACAGCAACTTGTATTGCTTTATTTTGCCTGCCTGATTTTATCATTTTATCGAACCGACTAACATACTTATCCTGTAACAATTTAGCGGCGTCATCGGCATCGGTACGCTCTGCATGCGATTTATTATAGGTTTCCACAACTCCGCACTCGGCTATGTAATTGTCGTTCTGATACACATACACTTTATCAATAACATCAACATCTTTGTTGGGTATATAATAAGCAACTACATTATAATTATTAGCTTGCAGCTTGCTCATTACTTCCGGCGTTGGCAAAAAATACTTAGTGTTAAGTGCTTTAAGATATTGGTTCCTAACTATTGATGTATTCACCGGAATACCAATGTAGCGTGCAAATAATGCAGGTTCAAACTTGGCAGCATTTGGATTTTGATTTGCAAAGAATACATCTAAGCGGCTCATACCTTTATAATTAACTTGGTCGGGGTGCAATGCGTTGTTATAAGCGTTGTTTATAAACATATCATCTGCAACAATCTCGTCGTAAGTGTATTTTGTTGCTTTATCGAACATTCCGTCAGAGTTCCAAACCTTATCTTGTTTAGGTCGGTTTGTTTCCGACAAAGTGTATCTACCAATGCCATCTTGAAAGGTTTTTTCGAATTGATATTTTTTAATTCCAATCAATCGCTCTGCTTTCTTTTCCTGTGAGTTTTGCGATTCGCAAAATCTAACAAATGGAAATACAACTCCAGCTTTCATCAAATCATTTTTGAAATTGGAAACTAAATGCTGCTCAACTTCCATTTCCATTGGCATTCCACAATTGTTTCTATCTAAAAATCTAAACATATCGCGCAAACAATCTATAAACAGCTCACTATCTTTATTCATCGAATAACTAATTCCGATTAAAGCTTCAGACGCGATATCGAAAGCATAATAAGCTTTCACACGCTTGCCGTTACTTAATTTACGTGGTAAGTCCCTATCATCGAGTGTAATTTCCGAAAGTGAAAACAAAGGTCGGTGCATGTGGCGATGCGGGCGATGTAAACCATTGTAATAATGGTAATCGTTACGTTGCGAATCGACTATTGCGCGGTTTTTTGGATTGTTTATGTAATTCCAAATTGTACTTTCAGAGATAACAATAGGCACACCTTTGGAATTATAGAAATTATCTAAATTAAACATCTCCCCACTTTGAATATCTACCACATCAATTTTGGAATTCAAGAAATCTAAATACATACTTGCAACCGCCGACACATAAGGTTTGTTATTTAACACATACAGCGACAATATCAATTTTTCGATCTCTTCATTAACTTTTTTGCTGTTATAATTACCATAACCGCTATGTATTATAGCTGCGTAACCGTTTTTAGAGAAATCATCGCACTTAACTTGCAACCTCTTATAATTAGAAGGCAATTTGTGCGAGTATTCAGGTTTTAAATCATTAACAATAAACGACAACTGCTGCCATATACCAACCTTTGTAATTTCGCGCTTCAAGCGTTCAATAACAACCTTTTGATGTACCGTATTGCAACCTTTCATAAACATAACGTTATCGTGATATTGTTTGGCAAGCTTTGTTGAAAGATAATCGCCATCAGGCAATTTATAATTACCAAAATATTGTATAGCATCGCGGTCGGGCACCAAGTGCTCGCGAAAAAAGTTATGCCGCGATAATTTATACACATCGTATTTTTGTTCGATAGCATTTCGCAATTCTGCAGGCAAACTTTCGTATTCAATTAATGCGCTGCGTCCGTTTCCACCAATTCTAACTCTTCGTATTTTACCTCTTTGTATATAATTTTTATAATTAGCAACAGTAAGCAAACCTCCATCGCCTGTAAGCCATTCAGCTTTGATACATAATATATTATTGTACATTTCTAACATAACAAAGGAGGTCTGCCGATTAAAAAACGAAAAAAGCAATAGCAATAAAACAAGAAGTAGTAATTAGTCCTGCCGCCAGCATATAGGCTTTAAAACTAATCTTTGCGCACGCCGAGCATTCGTATTTGCGGTTCCAAAACCTAAGCATTGCACCCTTAGCTCCGCAAGTTTCACAAGTCGAGAATCTATACTTTTCATTCATGGCTTAGTTTTTTAAAAGATTTTCAAATTCCAAAAGGGCAGTAGAAAGTTGTTTATCTTTTTCATCAAACCAACGGACCTGTGTGCGAGCATCTATAATGGCAATTGCTAAAATCTCTTGTAAAACAAAAGTCATTGTATTAACAATGAGTAACCATTTTCCAGGGTTTTGTTTTTGTCCGGTAAGGAAAGCATCGTTAAGATACTTCTCGGGGTTCGAAAACCACTTTTTGTAAGAGTTAATCGACTTCGGATGCAAATCGCCAAGCATTTCGTCCATTTTTTCATAAATCCGCGTTTTATAACGCGACATATACTGCTGGTGCAACTGAGGAGGAGCCTCGCCCAACGCTTTAAATACTTTGCCATTTTTAAGGAGAGTTGGTAATTCTCCTAAGCAAATATCACTTTGTTTGTTGTTCTTTTTATTCATAACTTAGGTTTTAAGATTAAAAAATATCACTATGCAATTGTATAGATAATTTTTAACATAAACAAAAAAAACAACAAAAAATCAAAATTATGTCAGAAATTTTAAACAGAATAAAGCAAATAATTGATTATAAGCACATTTCATTTAGGAATATTGAAAGGCAAATTAACGCTTCTAACGGTATGCTAAGTACAGCGTACAAGAATAGTACGGATATTCAAAGCAAATGGTTAGTTAATATATTAAAAACATTTCCGGAAATAGATGCGAATTGGTTATTGTTAGGAAAAGGCAGCATGTTGTTAGAAAAAAGCAACATGCAAAAAAATAATGATGTAATTAAAGAGGAGACTCCGCAAAAAATAAAAGACCTTCTTGATAAAATAGAAACCTTAAATAAAGAATTACTACAACTATATAAAGAAATATACATATTAAACAAACAAATACAACAAACACGCAATTCTTAAATAAAAAAGCAAAAAGAAAATAATCTAAACACTTAATATTCAAATTATTGCAAAATAAAACAGAGATTACAAAAATAGACATAACCCCCATGTTATATTGATTTTTTAGCAGTTTATAACCTTAATTTTGTATGTAACTATATATGAATAACAATAAAAAATCATCAAAATGAATCCCCAACTGAATCCCCAACTGAACCCCCAACTATAATTTAGCTAAAATTATCATTTTGGAAATTATCTACACAAAGGGCAAAAAAAACAGCCGTGCAAATAAAAAAAGCACGGCTGTAAGCCTTATATACCAACAAAAGCACATAATATTAAGCATAATAGTAATACTGGTCGCAAAAGCGCTTAAAAATACTGTTATAATGCACCTGCAATACCGTTTAAATGGTAAAAATGGAACATTTCGTTTTGAAACGCTCCCCCCTTAAAAATCTAATAATAAAACACTTAGCCTTTTTAAATTTCCGCCTTTTGTTTTCAGGGGTGTATATGCTAAAACTATTTCGGTTTTCGGTTGAAAATTCTTTTGCATTACCGCAAGCCATTGTTTCGTTTTGGGATAACAATCGGCATCGGTTAGTAGTAGCCAATTATTTTTTGCTGCTTTAATTCCAACGGTGAGTGCAAGTTTTTTGCCGTGTGTGAATTTCTTGTCTTTTTCAATGGTTGTTACATACAAGTGTTTATATTTTTGTTTCAGTAATGCTAATATATATGCACTTTCGTCGGTAGAACAATCGTTTACAACTACTACCTCAAAATTCGGGTAATCCTGTTCTA